AGGTTGTTCTGTTTGATCTCGAGCTCTTGACTTGGACCCCAAAGGTCAGCGGTAAAAGCGTTCGCTGTTTTTGCCTCAAACGCTACGTCCGTGTTGATGATTCGCTCAACCCCAGTGATGTCGGCATAGCGCTCGATTTCTTCTACCTTCAGCAGCGGCCGAACTTTCCCGGCAATCTCGGGATTGATAATTGCTCGGTCGATGTTTGCGATTGCCCAAGGAGTTTCCGGATCAGCGAACTGGTGACTGACTTTCTGCACTTTCTTCCCGGTACGCAACTGAAATTCTTTGGCCACTGTATCCTCGAGAACTGTTCCCCAGTAAGCAGGCTCGGACATTCCCTTGTCCTCAGAGAGACCGAGTTTGTCGTTCCATACATCCAGGGGCGTCTTCCAAGGATTCAGACCGAGGACGGCAGCCACGTCGGAGCCGCCGATACCTGTACGGCGCCCCTTTAACCAAGCGGCTCTTTGTTCGTTAGTCATTTTTTCGGATTCCTATCAATAAAAAAATCTGTAAATAGTGCTGAAAAAGGGGTCTGCGGGAAGATTGGTGTTTTATCGTTTCGCAGGGCTAATTCTTCTTCGCGTCTTTTGCGATACCATTCTTTGCTCTGCGCAACCCTCTTTTCTTTGTTTTTTGCGTAGTACTCGCGCTTCAGTTCTCGGTTGCGCTGTTTTTTACGCTCTGCGTCAGTAATTACTGCCATTCGTTTTCCTTCAAAAATTCGTCGAACAAAGGCTCAATTTCAGGATGTCGTTCATCCTCGCCCGCTTCCGCCAGTTCGTTGATGTGTTTATCGCAATAGCGCAGGATGTACTCTTCAAAGAACTTTTCGAGCAGACGCTCATACTCTGCTTCGCGTTTTTCTTCTTGCCAGCTCATTTGCCAGAGATCTCCTGGCCCGGGGCATGTGCGAGGTGTTACATGCATATTCCGAAACTCCGTTGAATGTCGTCTGCTGCTAATGCAACATAGGCGATAGTGAGAATGAGAGCCATGGCAACAAGGAGCAGGCAGTAGTTATCTCTGTCTGCATTTTTCGCAGTCAAAAGTTTTTTCAGCATGATTGCCTCCGATAGGCAAAAGGCTCCCCACCCGAGCTCCAAGGAGTTCAGTTTGTTTACCGCTCAGGCGGGGATTTAAGAAGAGAAGTTAAGAGTTACGAGAAACAAGTTGTCTCATTCGGCTGATGAACCACATCGGTTCATGCCAAACATCGTAGAAGCGGGAAGCGTCAGGGCGCCCCTGCCTGTAAGCTTCTTTTGAAGCCCACTGAATTTGCGGCTTGAACAAGTCATCGAAGTAGTAGATCAAAGACTTGATCGCCTCCAGCTCATTGTCAGTGATGTAATGCTTGCTGACGGGGACGGCAGGAATGGCCGGAAGCGGGGCCGGATTAGAGGCGCTGATCGTGAGGCTTGGAAACTGGACGACGTATTTAGCGTGCACCTGTTTTACTTCTGCCGCCGGAGTTTCCTCTTTCACATCCGGCACATTGAAGTCTGAAACCTTCAGGCCGTCAACGAACGTCAGCGCAGTCTCAAAATCTCTTTGCAGCAGGCAGGTGTAGCGCGGAATGCGGAAGCGTCTTTTGAGTGCTCGGTAAACGAAGCTGTAGTTCTTGTTTCCAAACAGGGCATGAGTTTTGCGCATCACACGGCTGGAGAGTTCGTACTGCTGCTCGTTGGAGATTAATGCGTTGTCCTGCTCAGCAAAAGTTTGTTGCTTGCGCAGTTGTTCTTCCATCCGGTCAAAAGTGTCGATATAAGCAATTTTGAACTTTAGGGCAACTTCTCCTGTGAAACCCATCGCTAAAAGAACAAAACCTTTTCGGTCCATTCTGTAGGCAGGTCTGTTTTCTCCCTTTGCGTCCTTGACTTCAACCAGCGCAAAATTGCGCTCGTTAAGCGAAGGGGCTTGCTCTATAAGGCTTCGGATAGATCGAAGGACATCTTTGTGGAGTTTGCTGAAGAGTTTGGCAACGTCTGTTGAAAGAGCTGTAACAGTGTTGTTCACAACAGAAACAACCGGTGCGGGGGCACAGATATTTTGAAATGACATTTAAGTCTCCTAAGTAAGTTTGTTGTCCTTACTTCCACCCGCCAAGATGGAGAGCAAGGTCTAAGGGTTGGCGGACCGCTACTTAGGGAACGGCCAGTCTTTCGACTGCCCTTAGCCTCACTCATTAGAGACTGTTAAAGGGAGTTCCGTTTTAGAACGCCCTTGCAATCAGCCATAAAAAAACGCCTTTCGGCGACTGATCGCCTAAGTAGTTCGGGCCGCCAAGCCCGCGTCTGTTTTTTGCAGACAAGTGTAGTTTAGCGACTTTCATGGAGACTTGTAAAGGCCTTAATTTTTAACGTCTGGGTAGATGTCTTTATCTATCGCTTCCATCCCAAGGCCGGAGATGAAATCCGCTGCGTACTCTTTGAAGAGTGCCTTAGCTTCTCTTTGAGCTTCAGCAGTCTGGACAACGTGGCCGAGATCAAGCGTGATCTCGGATTTGCCATTGAGCAGGGCAGAAACCACAGCGCGCTCTGCATACGCAAGCGCGTCGGTGAGGTAAATGGCGGAGCCTCTTTCTGTCAGGATGTCATCAACAACTGCATCAAAAATCTGTTTTTGTTCATCCGGTAATAAGATCATTTTTCTCTCCTTAAAACTATGTAAAAAAGACCACATTCATAAGCTCCCCTAAGCGCTGAACTGGAACTAACAGTTATTGGTAAAAGCCTGGGGAGCTTATGAAGATGGTCTGAAGAAGTCCCCGTCTTTCCGGGGTGTCACCTCTGCGAGATAATTAATTTGCAAACTTTCAACTATCTCAATGGAGGAAAAGATGTTTGCTTATGAAACTTTGCTTGAAGCGTTGAAAGCACGAAAGGCAGTGTCTTTTATTTACCATGGACAGTATCGGGTTGTATCGCCATACATCCTTGGCAAAAACAAATTGATGGGCTTGCAGACTGAGGGAGGGAGCCTTTCCGGAGAGCCTCATTCTCTTAAGTACTTCGAGGTTCCTGAGATAACCAATGTCCGAATTCTTGAAGGAAAGTATGTACCTCCTCAGACCGCTCCACAATATAAAACTCTGGGAAGATTCGTGTCACCTGTTTGGGTGAACCCATAGCAACTTCCTGAGAGTTTTCTAGGCACCAGACTGCGTACTCAAGAGCTTTCAGACCTTCGTAGAACTCGCGTGCGGCTGTCTCGCCCTGAGGAGGAGCCGCATTGCTGAGCGCCTTATATGTTTGCGAAAGGATAGAGATTTCTTTGTTCATTTAACAACTCAACTTATTGCTCTGCTAGCAGCGATTCAAATCTTGCAAAAATGACCTCTAGCTCGATGAGCGCTCGTCTTTTTGTTCGGAAACTCAGACCGAAAACGTTTGCCAATAACAAATCGTTTACCTTGTCTTGTTCTTTCATGAAGAATCCGGAAAAGCGCCAGTCATTAGGCTTCGGTCTAATTAAGCTGATGATGTTTTGACCCTTGTAATAAATCTCATAAGCTTGAGGGACAACGCGCTTAACTTTTAAAAGCATTTTTCTCTCCTGTGAAAAACAGAAGCGCCCTCCAAGTTAAAGATCGTTCGTCTTTGGGTGAGTGACAAAGAAGGCGCTTTTGTTTGCGCTCTTCTCTTACTCTTGCGAGAGCGCTTAGCTCACCCAGTTCACGAGACTGGGACGCCCGAGTTTCTGTTCTTGGTTTTGATTTCCTCATCTGGTTAGCTTCTCGGGACCTCAACGCAGGTTTGCTGTTCTTGATACTGCGTGCATCTCAAATGCCTTTATTTGTCAGAGGTCTCTAGCTGAAAAGTGTTTCGTGGCTACCGTTTGCCTTACTCATTCACTTCACTGACTGCTGGTGTTCGATTGTCTGTCTTCGCGTGACCAGCACCGCCTGCACTTGGCCGTTTCGAATTTTTTCGCTCACAGGTTCTGCTTCTGTCTGCTGCGTCCGGGTTTAGTACTCCATGGCCCGGATTCTGAAATTGTAGGAATTAGAGGAACATTGTTTACCTGAGTTAATAAATCAATGAATAAATATTAACCTAGGTAAACTAAAAAGTAAAGCAAATCGTTAAGTATTTTTACTTAGATAAATTTTTTAGTAAAAAAGCCGCCTCGCGGCAATAAAAAACCGCCCGGAGGCGGTGCAGCTGAATTAAAGGAAAGAAGATCTTTCAATGAGACTAGGAGCTTGGGAAAAAGTATAGGCGCTCATTATTGTTGTTAATTTTTTCAAAAATCCATTTAAATGCTTGTCTTTTTTATCAACGAATCTGTCGTCAATTAAAGCAGTTGGATAAAAGTTTTTCTCCCTTTCATCGGAAAGCGCTGCTCTGATATCGACTACTTTAGCTATGCAAGAGTTGATACTGTTTCCGGATGGCGGTAAGGCATCGACTAGTAAATCGTTGATCTTAAAATCGAAAGAATATTTATTGGTCGAGTATCCGGTGAAACTAACCTTTGGCTTACAAATTAACGCGGTGGTTAGCTCAGACAACATGTTTTTGGCAATTTCATATAGGTTTTCTTTAACCTGGAAAAGCTCTGGGTCGGTAGCTAAAAATAAATCTGTTTGATTTAACGCTTTAATGAACTTTCCGACGGTTTCAATCAAATTATCTTCAGTGCAGGTAGCATTCAACTCGCCGAACTTATCTAGGTTTAGTTCATTTATGTGAGCTACAAGTGCAAGCTTCTCTTTGAAGAGTTTAGATTTCGCACCTAAGCCAGTGGCGGTCCACAATGTGTTCCCATCATCGAAGAGGTGATAGTTTTTGCCCGTTTTTCTTAGATAGATTTCAAAGTTGTCGTTATCGAGAGTTTTGATAGGCAAAGAGAGTTGCCAAATGGAAGATTTCTCTTGCATTAGTACTAACTGAAAGCTTTCTCCTAGAATATCAGGCAATCTTTCGTTCATCATGGCAATAACTCGAATTTTCCGGGATCAAGAATCTCCTGATCCCCACAAATTGTTAAATTACATCTTTCGCAAAATAGATCCAAGCACTCGCTAAAGTTAAGTACTTTGTCAAAGTTTAATCTTAGCGTTCCAATGTGCTCATGTGGCAATTGGTGAGCAGAAGAAATCTTCCCAGATCTGACCTCGATTTGATAGACGCGCTGCCGCATTCGTTGTCTCTTTTTACCTGTTTCTTGAAAGAGTGTTGCTCGTATCCTTTCGCCAGGAATGTCGCGAGGGTATTTGTAATCAAAAACAACCTTCAGTCCAGATAACGGAGGACCCTTAGTAACAACGGCAGGGAAAGCCATTGAAATAACATTCTCCGAGCCATCATTTGCAATCCAGTCATTTGGTTCT